GCAGATAGTACAGTGGAAGAGTTTGATTTTAAAAATAAAGATTTGTTTTTAAAATGTAAAAATAAAGGACAAAAATCTGATATACTTAGGTATGCATTATTAGAAAAATTTGGGGGTATATATTTAGATACCGATTTTATTGGTATAAAGAATTTTGATAGCTTACTACATAATAGTTTTTTTACAGGCGTATCATATGATAATGAACCAACCCTATTCAATGGATTAATAGGATGTGAACCGAATCATAATTTAATAAAAGATTTAAACAATTTTGATGGAGATATTTCTGATTATGATGGTATGGCTATTATCAGAACTACCGGCCCGTGGTATTTAACAAGAAAACTTTTTAGGTATGTTAAAAAAGATAATAAAGACGTTATTGTAATGCCAGTAGTATATTTCTATCCTTTTCCTAATTTTAATAGAGATAAAATAGCAGGTAATGAATATAAAAATTATGTAACGCCAGAAACAATTTGCGTGCATTTATGGGACTCACGATGGAACTAAACGAATTTATAACAGGTGAACGTTTGCAAGAAATAGCAGACGTTACACATATAGGAGTTATAAGCTGTAACATGCCTAAGCAACTACCTAACACTAAAACAGTAACAAGAAATAAAAATGATTTTTATTTAAATGAAAATGAAAATAAAGTCTTCATTTATGGCCATGATTTAGATTTGTTTTTTAATGAAACATTTCCAAAAATTAATAAACCAATTAAAATTATTTCTCATAATGCAGATGAAGGGGTGGAAGAAAGATTTGCAAAATATTTAGATTCGGATAAAATTATAAAATGGTACGCTCAAAATGCGGTGTTAAATCATCCTAAATTAATTCCAATACCTATTGGAATAGCTAATAAACAATGGCCTCACGGTAATTTAGATACTTTAAAGGAAGTATTAGATAATGCAGGCCATAAAAAAAATATTTTGGTGTATAAAAATTTTGATATATCTACAAACACACATGTTCGACAAAGAATAAATCTCATTACTAATAACAATCAAATTTTTATGAGCGGTAATTTACCGCATGAACAATATCTCAAAACTATGGCATCATCTCTTTTTATTATATCTCCACCTGGTAATGGGGTTGATTGTCATAGAATTTGGGAAGCTTTATACTTGAAATGTATACCTGTAGTTGAAAATAATATATGTTTTAGAGGTTTTGAAGATTTACCAATACTTTTTATTAAAGATTGGAATGAAGTTACAATACCATATTTAAGAAGTAAAATTGATTATTTTTCTTCTAAGCAGTTTGACATGCAAAAACTTAAATTAAGCTATTGGAGGAAGTTAATAAATGAGTAAACTAGGACTTATATGTAATGATAGTCTTGATATAGTAGGTCATTCACTGTTCAATAATTTTAGATTGGCTTTGAAAAATTATTTTCAAGAGCCATTTGTTGATGTTAAATCAAATCTTGATTTAGAAGGTATAGAGATTCTTTTTATTGTGGATGAGCATTTTACTCCAAACGTACCTATTTGGAAAAATGACACTTTTATAAATGAAACTAATAATAAAAATATTGTTGTAGTTGTATTTAATTTTGAAAAAATTTTTAATTCTTCTTTTCCGTGGAACGTAGATCATCAAAAAAAACTGGAACAGTTCAAAAACTTATACCAGTTAGTTAGTGATATAGACGATGCTCGTCTTTTAAGCAAAAAAATAATTAATAAACAGTTTTTATCGAAAGATACAGTCTTTAATGTAGACCACGTAGAAAAAATAGATAAGATACTTTTTTTAGGTCAATGTAATGGATACTATAAAACAAGAAAAAATGTTTTGACAAAAATGGCGTCAAGACATATACCATTAGAAGTCCACATAACCAACAGACAACTATCATATCAGCAATTTTTAACAAAATTAGCTTCCTACAAATACATTTTAAATCCTCTTGGTACTGGTAAATTTTTAAATTTGCGATTTTACGAAGCTTTAAAACTTAGGTGCTTACCTATTCAAGAAATAACTTCAGATATGTTGCTATATTATCCAGAGTTAAAATCGAGCTATAACTTTGCAGATCCTGAAAATATAGATTATAAGGATATATCAAATTTTAATCAATCAAATTTTGATTATTATTTGGAAGATTACTTTAGAGATATTGATCTGAAAAAAAACATAATATAATCAGGTATGATTATTAAAGATATTCCTGTGTATGATGGCATGCTTATTCATAAGCGTTTTGCGTATAACTACTTTCGTAAGAAGACTTTACCGATAGGCAATATAATTGCATTTAGAGCCCCGATGAACGTACAGGCAGAAGGTATGATTGATAGTGAAGACGTTCTACAGAATGATTTTATCTATAGTGAAGATGCGGTAAATTTTTGTTGGGAGATACCTAATATTGATCCTTACGGAGCTGTTGCTTTTCAGAGATTGTTTAATACTCAAATAGCTAACATACTTTATAAAATTATAAAGAAGCCTATTGAGGTTGATGGTGATGATCTAATGGTACATGGTGAATTTACTGGGAGCGACGGTTCAATACAGAAGGTTGGTAAATGTAGCGTAAGTATCACTTACGTGAATAATAGTGTAGCAATAGGCCATACAGGTATAAATGTACAAGCTGGTCGTAAAGCTCCACCGTTCGCATATAGTACTAATATGACTGATGAGCAAGTAGATGCATTTATGAAAAATGTTATTGATATGTTTTATGAAATGAGCGATGATATTTTTATTGCAACTACAAAAGTAATCGTTTAATGACAATTTTTGATATACTTAATTCAGTAATATACTCAAAAAATAAACTACAACTAAACTGTGATGATGAGTCGCAGTTTAGTTCGTTTATGATGAATAGATGGTTATCATTTTATTCACCGGAAATGAATAATTATGTTAATAGTCTTTACAATAGGCAGTTACCTCATTTACAAACAAAGCAAGAACAATACGATTATTACTTTAATACATTACCTACACTCCGTTTTAAAAAAATAAATTACATTAAAAAAGCTACAAAAGAGGCTGATAAAAAAGAAGACATAATTCTTCCAGAGTTTTTAAGCAAAAGAGAGTATGAAAAAAACGTTGAGTTTGCTAACTCTTTAAGTATATAAAGATATGGCACAAGTATCAATTGATGTATTAGAACCTAAAAAAAGTCTTATTGATTTAGACAGTTACGCAAAAGGTAACTTCGGCATTGGAGATGATTTTAAATTAACATTTTTATTTGATGATATAGTGTTAGTTGAGTATATCGATGAAATAAATGATGGTACCGGTGATGCTATTGTAAGAAATGGTGTATACGTACCGGTTAATGCTTTAATTAAAGCATGGAGAAAAGCAAAAGTAATTTTAGTTGGTCCTAGCGTGAGATATTGTAAGAAAGATGATATAGTCATCTTTCCAAATGATAAAGGAGCGTCAGTATCAAATATAGAGGTTGAAGGTTACGGTAAATTAAAGAAAGGAGTTTTTTTAAACGAGCAGAGATTGTTTGGGATTTGCACCAACGTAAATGCAAATTCTACGTCTCCTCAAGTTTTCTTAACTGAAGATGACGCTGGAAAATCTTCAAAATCTACTAAGAGAAAACGTTTGTGAAATAGTATTCGTTAGAAGACGTCCTAGACTAGGACGTCCTCCAGTAAGAAGAATGCTATGCACATTAGACGCTAATTTACTGAATAGTGTTAACGGTAGATTATCTTTAAATTATAAACCAGCTTCAGGTGTTTTACCATATAATGCTGCAGCTAAAAATCTTTTACCTGTATGGGATATTTTTATGCAAGACTGGAGAATGGTAAATATGAATGAATGCAATCTAATAAATACTATTAAATCAGAGGATTTTTGGGAATATTTTAACACCAATTTAATAACTATGACACCATATCAAAAAATAGCATACATGGACTCATGATAGAAAAAACAGAAAAAATTATTAATACTTTCCTTCAAAAAGAGGTGGTGTTTTTTATCAATAGTGAAAAACCTCTCAAGAATGGAAAATTGCTTATTTTTAAGTTTAAAGATTTTTATCTAAATTTTATTATAAAATCTGACAATACATCAAAGATATTTGAGTTGCCTTTTCCATTTAAAATTTATCATGAGGATAATTATATAAAATTTTCATACACCTTAGAAGATTTTTCTCAAAAAAATCTAGATTTGTTGGTTAAAGCAAAACTTTTAAAACCTAAAAAAAGAAATAAATTATACAATTCAGTGGTGGTTTTATCTGCATTGAACTAATATAATTGGTGGGTGTATAGTAGATACCTTACCAAATTTCCAGACGGCTATAATCCAAGCAAGCAACAAATAGAGCTTGTAAAACGTATTGAAGATGCGTATACAAAAGGCTTTAAATATGTTATATGCAGTGCTCCAACCGGGTCAGGTAAAAGCTTTGTATCAAAAACTTTAGGTAATATATCTAATGATTGTACGACAGAGTTTAAAGAGCTTATAACTACATACAAAGCTTTTAAGCAAGATTATATAGGTAACTATACTAATGAGGTTGATTGCATGAAAGAACCTCCATTTGGTGCATTTACACTTACGATTACAAAATCTCTCCAAGACCAGTATTATAAATTGTTTGATGATTCTGCATTACTGAAAGGTAAAAATAACTACCAATGTCAAATTGATACTGGGGTAGATGTTGAAAATGCTCCATGTCTTCTTGCAAATAAACTTAAAGAAGAGTGTTGGCATAAAAACATTTGCCCATACTATAATGCAAGAAATAAAGCATTAACTGATAGATTTAGTGTGCTAAACTATAAAATGTTTTTAACATTACCTGGGCATGTTAAACGTAAAAATTTTATTATTTGTGATGAAGCATCTGAACTTGAAGATGAATTGGTAAAACATTTTTCGGTTTTTATTGACCCTGATAAACTTAAAACTTTAGGAGTTAAAGTGCCATATCTTTATACAAATAACCATGAGGATGTTTATAAATGGTTAACTCAAATACAAATAGTTATTGGTGAATACGTCCAATCTCTAATTGAAAAGCATAATAATAAAAATACTCAACTAAACATTAATGATAAGATCAAGTTAAATTATTTTAAAAACTTGCATAGAACTTTAAATTTAATTGATGAGACATGGGGTAGCTGTGAATATGTTTGTCAACGTGAAAACAAAACGGTAAAGATAATGCCTTTAAGAGTAAACGCTTTGTCAAAATATATTTTTAATTATGCAGATAACGTACTGTTAATGTCAGCAACTATAGTTGATCATAAAAACTATGCAAAAACCTTAGGCATAGATGAATATAAATATATTGAGGTTGATAGTACGTTTGATAGTACTAAAGCTCCTATTTACGTTTCAGTAAAAAATAAATTAAACAAAAGTAATATTGATAAGATGTTACCAAAAATAGTTTCACAAATTGAAACTATTTGTGAAAGTCACAGGCAAGATAAGGGTATCATTCATACCCATACTATGCAAATTACTGAGTACTTGCAAAAACATCTCAAAGATAAAAGATTTTTGTATAGAGACAGTGAATCAAGAAATGAAAATATTTTATCAGTGCATTCAAGATCCCCTGAACCTACATGTATTGTAAGTCCGTCGATGACGTTTGGTGTAGATTTAAGAGACAATTTAGCTAGATTTCAAATTATAGTTAAAGCAGCATTTTTACCTTTAGGTGATGCTCGAATTAAAAAACTTTTCGATGAAGATAAAGTTTGGTATTCTAACAAAATGCTTATTAATTTAGTTCAAGCATGTGGTAGAGGTATTAGAAGTAAAGACGATTACTGTGTTACGTATATACTAGATGGTACAGTCTATGATGTTGTTCTGGCTAATAAGCATAAGTTACCTAAATACTTTATAGATAGGTTCGTATAAATATATATGGTGTTACAATTTAAACATTATTTTTTACAAAAAGAAGGTTTTAGAGATAAGGCAAAAATGTTAGGTATTCTTGCTTCCCTAGCTTTTACCTCACCACTAATATCTAAAACATCTGATAGTTTATACAATCAACTAGTTAAACATGAAGGTTTATTACGTAAACCTTACTATGATTCAAGAGGTAATTTAACCGTAGGTATTGGATTCAATCTAAATGATATTAGTAATCAAAAAATTTTAAGTAAGTTAAATATAAAAAAAGAAGACCTCAAAAGAGGTCTTAATTCC